GCGCACGGCGCAGGCGGAACTGAAAGCGGCCTTGGCTGGTGTTGGGTTCATCCCCGAGGCGCTGGACGATGTTACCGCCACGGCCATGTCGCGCATCCGGTTCAACGATGACGGCACGGTCAAGGTGACGACCGCAGACGGCAAGCCCATGATTGGCAGCGGCGCAGACCACGGCGCAACGCTGGCCGATCTGGCAAAGGAATTGGCGCTGGCGAAACCGTACGCTGTATGGGACGCGGGCGTTGGCGGCAGCGGGAAGCAGCCGGGAAGCAGCGGCGGGAAGCCTGGACAAGCAACCGTTACACGCGCGGCATGGGATGCAATGTCTCAGCCCGAGCGGATGACACACATGAAATCGGGCGGCAAAGTCGTTGACTGACCGCGAATGACAGGAGCCAATCATGGCAAACGTTCTCACGTCTCTGGCGGCAGACATCTACAAAGCCGCTGACATCATCGGGCGTCAACAGGTTGGGTTTATCCCGTCCGTGACGATCAACGCAGGCACGGAAGGCGTGGCCCAAGGCGACACCATCCGCAGCGCATTCACCCGCGCCCCGACGGTCAATTCGTCCTATACCCCGTCCATGACCATCCCCCAGGGCGATGATCAGACGGTGGACAACAAGACCGCCACCATCGACCTGGTTGCCAACGTGCAAATCCCGTGGACCGGCGAAGATATCAAGCACGTTGCCAACGGCGCGGGCTTTGAAACGATCTACGGCGACCAGATCAAGCAGGCAATGAAGGTCATCACCGACAGCATCGAGGCCAACGTGGCCCTGTATGCCAAGCGGGCATCTTCGCGGGCCTATGGCACGGCAGGCACCACGCCTTTCGCATCCAACCACAACGAGATGGCATTCATGCGCCAAATCCTGGTGGATAACGGCACCCCGATGGATGGGCAAGTTTCGCTGGTGATCAACACGGCAGCGGGCGCGAACATGCGCAACTTGGCGCTGCTGCAGAAGGCCAGCGAATCCGGCGGCACCGAACTTCTGCGCAACGGCACGCTGCTTGACCTGCAAGGCCTGATGATCAAGGAATCGGGCGGCATCGTCACCCACACCAAGGGCGCGGCAACTGGTGCGCTGATCAACAACGCATCGACCGAGGCCGTGGGCCAAACCAGCCTGACCTTGGATACCATTACGGTCAACACCACGGGCATCCTGGCCGGTGATGTTGTGACGTTCGCTGTGGATTCCGCGAACAAGTATGTGGTGAACACCGGCTTGGTCGCAACCTCGGGCGACATCGTGATTGCACCGCCCGGCGTGCGTGTGGCGCTGCCTGACAACAACGCGATGACCATCGGCAACAGCTACACCCCGAACATGGCTTTCCACCGTTCGGCGATTGAGTTGGCCGTTCGCCCGCCGTCGCAACCGTTTGGCGGTGACGCTGCTGTTGACCGCATGACCGTGCAAGACCCCTTCTCGGGTCTGGTGTACGAGATCGCGGTTTACAAGGGCTATGGCAAGACCATGTTCGACATCACGGTGCTTTACGGCATCAAGGTGTGGAAGCCCGAATTCGTCGCAACCCTGATCGGCTGACCTTTATCAGATGGGGCGGTTCGCTGCCCCATTTATCAAGATCAGTTTAGGAGGCTACCATGCCAGATGATACCATTGGCGCACTTGGCGGCGTTGTCTATACCCCAAGCGATACAGCGGTTATCGACCGCCCGCCGCGTGGGTTCCAGGTGGCTGTGGCGGGTGATGTGGTGCTTGGCTACAAAGACGGCACCACATGCCTATGGCCTGCTTGCGCGGCTGGAATGTTGCACGCGCATTATGGCTACATCCGCATCATGGCGACCGGCACCACGGCAACCGGCATAACGGTGGCCTACTGAAATGGCGCTGACCACGACCATAGGCAGCGCATCGGCTGACAGCTACGCCACGGCTGCGGAATACACCGCCCGCGCATCGGCTATGGGCTGGACTATTGGCGCGACGGCGGAAACCGATCTGCGCAAGGCCGCACAGGCGCTTGATGCGCTATGGTTGCAGGACGCATATGGAACGCGGCAATACGAGGTTCAGGCGCTGCAATTCCCGCGCGTGAATATGCCGTTGATCAACGGATGGCCGGTTTATCCCGACACCATCCCGGCAGCGGTCAAGGTTGCGCAGATGGAAATGGCGTACTTGATCCAAGGCGGGGCAACCCCGTTGGCGGTCATTGACGCGACTGTGGCATCTGAGCGCGTCAAGGCGGGGCCTGTTGAATCCGAGACGGTATATATGGGCGGCAAGGCGCGGCCATCGTATCCGTCCGTTTATGCGGTGCTGCGCCCGTTCCTGTCGGCAAGTCGGCTTGTTAGATCATGACAACCATTGCAGCCATTGCAGCAAAGGCCATGACGGCGGTTGCGGCCAAGATCACGGACGCGGTAGCAGATGCCACCTTGGTCCGCGATGTTCAGGGTGATTATGACACAGCGGCGGGCGAATATGCACTGACCACGGTAACGCAAACCGGGCGGGCGGTGTTTCAGTCCATCACCCCAGCCGATGACATGTTTCCGGGCTATGTGGTGGGGCCGACCGATCAGTTGATCCTGCTGGAAGGGTTCACAAGCGCAATCGAGAATGACCGGCTGACCATTGGCGGCGTGACGCGCACGGTTCGCGCAGTGCAGGATATCGGCGGGGCTGGCGTGCTGTTTAATGTGGTGGCGCGATGAGTGCAGCGGCGTTCAAGCTAGAGATTGACAAGGCTTGGGCGGCACAGTTTGACAACCTGAAAGACGCGGTTGAATACATCGCGCTGCAGGCCATCAAGAAAGTGGACATGCGGTCGCCTGTGGACAAAGGCCGGTTTCGCGCAAACTGGACCTTAAGCATCGGCGGCATGGATGCGGGCACGTCCGAGGCGATAGACCCAAGCGGGGCGGCAACGGTCGGCAAGAACATGGCAGCCCTTGCGGCATATCCCGATGCCAAGTTTCCCGTGATCTACCTGCAGAACAACTTGCCATACGCTGAACCGTTGGAAAACGGCCATTCCATGCAAGCCCCGGCGGGGATGGTTGCCATCACCCTGCCAGAACTTGCCGCGATGTGGGAGGCGACCAAGATATGAGTGGCCTTGAAACCGAACGCACCGCGATTGAGGCCTATGTGCTGTCCACATGGATTGACACCCCGGTGGGGCTAGTGGATCAGCCATTCACCCCGCCGGTTGGGGTTGACGGAAAGCCTGTGCCATCGCTGCGCCTGTCCATCGTGAACGGCGACCGCAAGCAGGCAACCATCGGCGGGGAGCGCAACCGGGTCAACACCATTGGCGTGCTGCAGATCCAGCTTATGACCGACGCAGCGCAGGGGCGGGCATCATGGGCGACCTATGCCGATATCCTTCTCGGCATGTTCGACCGCACCACCCTTGACGAAACCGGCTGCGATATCCTGACCACGGGCGCGGCTGCATTCATCCGGTTTTCACCGCCTGAACTTGGCGACAATGCCGAGCCTTATGTCGCTGGCAACAAAGACGACGGGCCGTTCCGGGTCGTCACCATCAACGCGCCCTTTGTGCGCTACGACCTGCGCTAACCCCCAAACATAGGAGGCCATCTTGGCCGGTATTGACTCTGGATCGCTACGGTCCAGCTTTGTCGCGGAAGTGACGGCTGGCACCACCCCCACATCGCCTGCATTCACCACCACGCACAAGCCTTTCATCATGGGCGACGATACCAAGCGGCTGCACCAGGCTTCGCAGACGGCATCGGGCGCGTTGCTGGGGGATCGCTTCTTTGAGGGTGAAATCAAGGGCGGCGTCAAAGATGTGCCCATGGTTTACGGGCTTTATGATCCGTGGTTTGAGAGCCTGTTCCAGGGCGCATGGTCCAGCAACGTCCTGTTGAGCGGTCGCACGCCCAAAAGCTTCACGCTGGAAAACACCATCGCCCAAGGGCAGGGCGGCACGCTGACATCGAAGCGCTATAAGGGCGTGCAAGCCGTTGGCGGGTCGCTGGCTACCACGGCGGGCGGGGCTGTAAACTTGAGCCTTGACGTGATGGGCACGGTTGCCCTGGCGTCGGCTGTTGGCACGCTGTCCGGCGCGACCTACACCGCCCCGAGCAAGGATAACCCCTTTGGCGCATCGGGCGAAATCGGCGTCATCTCGATTGCCGGTTTCACGCTTGACGAGATGGTTTCGTTTTCCGTGGACTTCAACCCGGTCGGGCGTGACCCCCAAAAGAAGCTGGGCAGCGTATCCTTGGCCGGTATCACGCTTGGCGCGTTGCAGCCGACGATCAAGATGCGGTTTTTCATGGATGCCAACTTGGCGGCGCTGTACGACGCTGCACGGCTTAACACCCAAACGGCGGCAAAGATCACGTTGAACATCGGGTCGGATGCCAACGAGAAATACAAATTTGAATTCCTGTCCTGCTACATCGACATGGCCGTGCCTGACTATTCCGGGGCCACGTCATATCTGGACGTCACTGCCACGGCTGCCTATTCGGCGGCTGATGGCGCTGTGGTGAAGCTGACGAGGGCCATCGCATGACATGGGCAGCGCTTGTGGCGTTTTACGGATACCCCGGCGGGGTGGAAACCCACTATCAGCCGGGTGACGTCATCCCTGATGAGGCGGCGGTGGAAATGGATCTGGCAAGCAAGCCGGAACTTGCGGAGGAAACCGAATGAGGCTGCGCAACACCGCGCCTGCCGTGAAGTTTCGCGCCGAATTCCCGGAATGGATGGAGCCCAAGGGTGCGGCGTTTATTGAGATTGACGCCCGTCCCGCTGGTCAGGTCAACTCGGCATTCATGGCGGCTCAAGAGGAAATCGCCTTGGCCCATGCTATCCGGGGCGAGGAAATCGGTGACGCGGCAACCCCTGCGCAGATCAAGACCATCCGCGAATTTGGGCGTGATCTGATTGCGGTTATCTTTGACACCTGCGTCATCACATGGCGGACAAACCTGATCGATGACGAAACGGGGCAGACGCTGACTTGCGACCGGGAAACATTCTTGGCCCTTGCCGATGTGCGGATTGGCGCGGTGTCGCAGGTGTTTGTGGACTTTCAGCAGGCCATTGCCGACGCGGGCAAGAAGGTTCTGCAGGACACTGAGGCCACAGTAAAAAACTGACTGAGGTGATGGCATGGGGTAAGCGGCACCCGCCTGACGTTCTGGCGTACATGCAGCTTACCAACAAGCCGGAATGGGTTAACCGGCCATCACCGCAAAACTGGGTCATGTGGCAAGCGTTCAACCACCTTCGGGGGTCGCGCAATTTCGGCGGCTCTATCCCATTCAGTGAAATCACCAACTATTGCATGTGGGCAGGCATCAATTGCCCAGTGCAGCAATGGCGTGTGGCCGCAGTGGTCATCGCCCTGGATAATGCGGAGCGCCCTCATGGCCCTAGTTCTAGCGATGGACCCAAGCCAGATTGAGACGGGGTCCGCCAAGGCCAAGGCGGCGCTGGAGAAGGTTGCGCTGGCTGCAAAGCAGTCCGAAGAAGCCATCGAATACCTGCGCCAAGAGGGCGGGCGTTTTGCTCCGGCCATGGCGCAAACGGCTTCGGCGGCGGAGCGTGTCGGGACGCAATCCATGTTTGCGGGCGGTCAGGCGCGGATGCTTGGGCAGCAGCTTTCGCAGGTTGCGCAACAGGGTGCTGCGACCGGGCAATGGGCGCAGGCGTTCAGCATCCAAATGGCCGACATTGGCATGTCGTTTGGCGGCATTGGGGTGGCGGCTGGCATTCTGGCGACTGTCAGCGTCCCTCTAATCATGCAGGCATTTGGCAGCACCAAATCGGCGGCTGATGAGCTTGGCCGCGCAAATGACGTGATGAGCGATAGCCTCGACCGTATCAACCGCACCGCTAAACAGCTTTCGCAAGAGGGCCTCACCGACCTCAAAGACAAGTACGGGCAGGTCAACACGGCCCTCGTGCAGATGCTGCAGACGCAGACAATCGCAGACCAGAAGGCGGCAATGGATGCGGCGCGGGCGGCTGTAAAAGCCCTGACTGACGAATACGGCAACATGTTCATCGCCATTCAAGACGGCGGGATGATGGGCGAAGCCGCCCAAGCCCAACTTAGCAACTCATTGGGGCTTTCGGCGGATAGGACAAATCAACTCAAGGCCGCGATTGATGCCGCGAATGATGCGGAAGACTTTTCCCAGTGGGCTAGCGCGCTGCATGACATCAACGCCGTCTTGATTGACAGCTCTATCGCCACCAGCGACCTTGCCCAAGGTACGCGCGACGCTGAAAACAACGCCCGCCAGCTATCCAATGCAATGGGTGATGCTGCGACTGCCACGATGGCCGTTGTGTCATCCGCACCCGGCGCGGGCTGGCTATCTGGGGCTATCGGTGACGCCCGCGCATTGGCGGCGGCGCTGTGGGATGCGTCTGCAGGCTTGCTGCATTCAGGCGGCGGCGGTGATGGCGGCTTTCCGGCCATGCAGGGACCGGCAGGCATGGGCAGCGCACCGGCAGGAGGCGGGGCTGTTGCCACATCGGCAAGGCCGGGGCGGCGCGGTGTTGATTCCGTCACGTTTGGCGGCGGATCATCCGGCGGCGGCGGTGGCGGCGGCGGCAGGGACACCCTGGCCGAAACGCAACGCGCCTATGACGCCCTCATGGCCTCGATTGACCCGGTGATTGACCGGACGCAAAAACTGGCAAAGGCGCAGGCGACCATCAACGCAGAACTGGCAACAGGCCGGATTACTGCCGAGGAAGCCGCCAATGCATACGCCAAAGCGGCGGCGCAGATTGGCGACATGGCGGGCCAATGGGATGCGCTGAACGAGGCCGGGGGCAACGCAATTGACCGCCTGATTGATGGCACGTCCAACCTTTCGGACGCACTGAAAGACATGGCAAAAGACCTGATCTTTGCCACCATCAAGGCGCAAATCCTGCAGCATGTGACGGGCGGCAACGCGGGCATGTCGCTTGGCGGATTGATCATGCAAGGCATCACGGGCGGCTTCCACGACGCGGGCGGCATGATCCCCAGCGGAACGACAGGCGTTGTCGGGGAGCGCGGGCCGGAATTGGTGCGGGCTACATCATCGGGCGCATTGGTCACGAGCCGCGTTGAAACGGCGCGGGGCGGATCGGCCCAGCAGGTGCATGTGATGGTATCGGTTGACGACACAGGCGGGCTGCAAGCTTACGTGAAGAACGCGGCGGGTGCGGCGGCTGGGCAGGCTGTGGAAACCGTCAAGCGCAACCTGTCCGGCTGGAATAACCGCATTGCGATGGATGGGGCGCTGGTATGACATACACCCCAACGATCTACGATTGGCCGTCGTCTGTTGAGCCGCATTCGCAGTATTTCCGCGCGGCGGGCGGGTCTGTCGCTGGGGGTATGACCCTTGGCGGGGCATCGGTGGAAAACCCCGAGCCAGGCGGGCGGGCTGAATTGTTCCTTGAGTTCGACCGGCTGGCAGCGGACGCGGCAAACCTCGATGCGTCATGGCTGTTGTCCCGCATGACGGGGGGCAACGTTATGCGCGTGCCACTCTGGACCCCATCGGCGCAGATCGTTTCCGATGAGGCCTTGGGCGGGGTTGGAACGACTGCGGTTGTGACGGTTGCCGGGACTAAGGGCGGCACCACGTTCAAAGCAGCTTTGGCCCCCTATGGCCGCGTGTTGAATGAGGGCCATGTCATCGGGTTTACCCTTGGCGGCTATGAGTTCGCGCATATGGTCATGTCCGTCAGTTACAACGGGTCTGACGTGGCAACGATTGGCGTTTCCCCGCCCCTGCGCAGGGCCGTCACCACATCGGACGTGATGACGTTCAGGCCGACGATGCTGGTGACATGCCCCAATGCGCGGGACGTGGCGACCAATTACCGCTTTGGCATCGCAATCCAGCTAAACGCAATGCGCATGGTTGAGGCGATGGTATGACGTTCCAAACCGCCTTGCTTGACCTGACAGGGGCCGCGACGGATAGCTTTGACATTCGGGCAATGGTTCGGCGCTGCTTTCTGTACGACTTTGACGGCGCACCCGTCCGCTTGTGGGATGGTCAGGGCGTCTTGGTTGCGGGCGGCTATGAATGGCTAGGGACGCATGACGAGAACGGGCAAAACCTGCACAAAGCCCCGGCTGTCCGCGATCCGCGCGACGGCACATCACCGCAATATGAGTTCGGCATCCCATATCTGGACAAGACGACATTCGACGCGCTGAAAGCCGATCAAGCTTTGGCGATGGGCCGGGATTTGATCTGCTACCACGCGCTATTCCAGGTTGGTGAGGGTCTGCGTCCTACGAATGACCTGCTGTATTCCTACCGGCTTGCCATGCGCGGCGTGCAGTTTTCCGAGCGTGTTGAGGGCGAACCTGGTATGGAACGGATTGTCAGGTCAGCAAGCGTCATTGCCAAGTCGCTGGAATATGGTCGCAACCGCACGCCAGGCGGGACAATGACGGACACGGCGCAGCAAGAACGGGCGCGGCTTGCGGGCGTGACGTCTGACAGCGGTTGTTCGTTCGTCAGCCGCAATGCACGCAGGACGTTTATCATTGCTGGCGGCTGATCTGGTCGCCAAATGGCGCAGTCAGCGTTTCGTCTGGGGCGAAACTGACTGCATCATGGCGACGTGCAACTATGTCCGCGACATGACGGGCGTTGACCCTGCAAGGCCTTGGCGGGGCATGTACACCGACGAGGCAGGCGCAAAGGCCATATACGGCCCATATGGCGGGCCTCTGGCGTTGTTTCGGCATGGGATGGCACTGGCAGGCATCCCAGAGGCAGAGGCCCCCACAGCGGGCTGCCCTGTGGTCTGCGATGTGATGGGCCATGAAATCGCCGGGGTCTACCTCGGCAACAATCGCGCTGCTTTCATGGCAGAG